CCATTAAAACTATAAATATTTACTTCATAGTTAAGGGCTACTTTTGGTGTAGTAGTCGAGATTATATTAGAGCTACCAATAATTTGAATATCAGCATCACTAAAACCGGTATCATATACGGGTTGATCTGTTTGAAGTAATTTATCTATTGTCATTTGTTATTCTGGTAATATTGTAAATGTAGATCCTGGATATATTTCCATTATAAAATTATCTGGCATCTTTATTACTGGTAAATAAATAAAGTCTGTTAGACCACCTAATTGCTGACCTGTATCTAATAAATTTATTGTATATAGACCGGTAGTATCTCCAGGGTTATATGTAGCTGCTATATTATCTACTCTTTCAACACCGCCAAACTGACCACCCAAACCTATCGAAGTATTACCGTAAGCCTTCCAGAATTGTATTTTAGTTGTAGCATTACCTTGATTAATCGGATTCAATCCTACATATCTATATCGATATTTTATAGTAGCTTTTAAAGTATAATATGCCGCACTATTAGCATCTTCATATAATGTGCCTCCTTTAAGATTTATGTCATATACTGGCTTACCATTTGTTTGTATAGCATTATAATATACTCCATCTGCGCTTGATAAAATATCAAATCCAATTTTTTCTTGATATTGTATTCCTTTATAAGTTTTATAAGAAAGCCCGGTTCCTTGAGTAGCTGCTGCGGATGATGATACTCTAATACCTACATTACATCCACCTAAAGCATTAATTTTTTCTTGAGTTAAATTAGAACTTAATACATTTATAGTTTTATTTGCTGATGCTATATCATTCTCTAATTTATTAATTAATGCATCTTTATCAATAGTAGGAACTAATTCAGTAAATTCTCGTTCATCTAATAAAAATCTATCGTATGTTTTAATAGATATTGTACTTGTTATACATGATATACTTAATAATAAAGAACCACTTTCTTTAATTATAACTTGACCTGCGCTATTTCTTTGCATATTATATTATACTAAAAACCTCATCACTTTTAAAATATTTTATTGTTCCGCTATTTAAAATCTTAAACGTAAATCTATAAAATCTATTTTTCTGTAATGTATTAAAATTAAATAAAAAGAAGTTACTTGTACTATCGCAACTTATTTTTGTATAATTGCTATATGGTATAAGTGCTTCGCCAGTATAATAATCCTCTACTTGATAATATGAAGTTTGAGGAAGATATTGTACTATATTATAAGAACTGCCTGTAGCAAATGTCCTTACTGGAAATAATGGTCTGCTAACTATTCTTAATTTTTCAATTGAATCTTGGTCGTATTGTTTATTAAGATTTTTAGTTACAATAGTATATTTATCTGTATTTATCGGTGGTAAAGATCCGGTAGTAAATACTGAATCGTCCCATGCTAACTCTAATCTTGGAGGATATATAGTATTAGTCTCGCTACTAAAAAATTGAATAGGCCCGTAAGTATCTGTACTATACTCTAATGAACCTGATATTTTTATTATAAATCCTTGTTCTTTTAAAGAACCACTTAACCAAGCATTTACGATATTAGATACATTTAAATTTAAATCTTGGGTAATAGGAGAATATTCAAATGCTTGTTTTGAACTTGATGCTTGATACCAATTACACCCGCCTGCTGTCGTAAAATAACTAGCGCTTACTCCCGATGCTAATGATCCGGTTTGCCACTTAATAGAATCTGTTGCATATTTCCAAGAAACTCCATTTGTTAATACTGGAATATAATTAACTTTACCTGTTCCTAAAGTCCATGATTGTGATATCGGATAACATTCTATTGAATATTCTACTGGAGTATTTACTGCTTCTAAACTATATAACTTCAACGTCGAATTTAAACTTCCTGTAGTTAAATATCCGTTAGTACGAAGGTCTGCTACTGATTGACTTACCTTAAAATTTATTAAAATTCTAGATACTTCAATCATCGTATCACTCGTAACTAATTTTTTTAACTCCAATATTTCATCTAACCCTGCATTTAAAGTAGGATCGCTTTCATAAATTGTAGCGTCTTGATTTGAATATAAATGATAAATCATATTTTTATTTAATTACTTTATGAAACTACTCTACCTTTAATATCTTTATTTGGATATTTAATTTCAAAGATACAAGGATCTAAACTAGGATAAATTACTCCATTCCTTATAGCTTTAGTTATATCATATTTATTATTTGAATATCCTATATCATTACCTGTTAAATTAGTAATAGTAATATTTGATACTGTTTGTACGCCATCAACATTATCTAATTCAGAATATAATTTTGATATTACGATAGGCTGATTAACTTGCCATTTAGTAATATCGAAAATTTCTTTTAACTTAGCAATACACTTTAATAATACTTCATTACTATTATATCCTGGTAATGCTATAATACTAAAATCTAATCCTATATTTACAATATAAGCATCTTTAATATTAACTGCATCAGTAATCATTCTATATTGCTCTAAATACGTTTGTAAATTAGTTTTAATGATAGAATTTAAAGGAGTTAAGTTTGTATTATTATCATAACCTAAAACATATAAATCCAGCGCCAATTGATTATCGCTAACATTACCACCATTGGTTACTTTATCTTTTGCTTGAGTAATATATGCTTTTGCTACAGACCCAAATCTTTGTGGCAATGAATAAACTCTAATAATATAATCTTCTACTGTTACAGCTCTATTTTGAGATGCAAAGTTTGCAATTGCATTATATCTAATTTCATCAATAGTCTCTAAACTTTTACCGCCTACTGCAGGCATTGGATTATTAACTGCTATTGAGTTTTTAATTCTAGTAAATAAAGCTTGATTTAATCCAGTACCATCAGAATCAAAAGTTACACTTGTAATTCCGGTTAATGTATCAGACTGAACATTTGATTCAATTCCTCCGCCTGTAGTATATCTAATTGTTAGTGTAGTATTTGCAGGTGCTAATCCATAAGTTTTAGAATATAAAAAATTACTAGGATCTATCGAATAGTCTATAATAGATGAATATAACGAACTACCTACTAAATCTGGATTTGGAATTAATTCCTCATCTGCTGAAGTTGAAACCCCTGCTCCAAATTGTAAAGTAATTGTATTATCAGCATTTACTCTAGTCTCAAATCTCCTAGATACTTTCTTTAACTTTAATAAATAAGGAGATACCCCCGTCGATTTAGTATAATCTATATTTGAATATTGATCATTCTTAACTTCATCAAAAATTGTATCTTGGGCTAAATAAGGAACTTCATACCATTTATTGTTATCTGAATCTACTACATCTAATATCTCTATAATATTAGTTTCATTTAAAATAATCTTATCATATCTTTTAGGAGTACCAAAAGTAAATGTTTGAGATTGAATTGTTCCAGCTACTGCTCTAGCTTTTTTCTTTAATAAATAATATACTGGATTGTTATTATTATCTACTTGATAAACTGATAATGCATCTGCTCCTGCTAATGCTATTGAACTAGAAGTATAAACTACAGGATCAATTGTTCTAAATTGAACATTTGAATTAGTAGCGCTAATAATCATTTCTTGATTTACAGATAAAGAATAATTCCAATCTGGATAATAAGTTGACCCTGACTGAATTGCTGGCAATAATTGAAATACTTCTAATTCAACTGTTGCAGGTACTGTATTTTTTGGTTTATATCCTCTTTCTTGGGCTAATTGTAATAAATTAGATCTTTCAGTTGCGTAAGATAATAAACTTTCTTTTAATTGATTATCTGTATAATATGAAAGAACATCGCCAACATACGACGCCATTTCAATAAACATCATACCTGGTGAAGTTTCGTTGAAATCATTATATGTATTAGGGAAATAGCTCTTAGCAAACTCTATAAGAGATTGTCTAAAATTGCTAAAGTCCTTATTAATATACTTTATATCTTTTTTTGTATTGTTATTTAACATTATAATATAGCTATAGTTCCTGATTGATTAATATCTAACACGATAGTTTGATTAGCGCCTTGATTTGAAACTCTAAAATTAATAGTTACTGATAATCCGTGTTCTGCTTGAGCACCTAACGAGTCTATTTTTTGTTTTATATCTATGTTATTTATTATAATATATGGCATCCAAAAAGAAATGGCAGAACTTATTTCATCTTTTAAATTTTCGCCTACCTCTGTTGTATTTGGATCAAATAATAAATTCATTATACCTGTTCCAAATGTCGGTAAATATCTTCGCTCTCCTTTACTTGTTAGCAAAAGGTTTTTTAAGTTAGATACTGCCTGATCTTCAGTACTGTAAGATAGTTCAAATAACCCTTTACTAGCGTTATTAAGTGGTAATTTAATACCTACTGCGACATCTTTTTCAGTATCTATTACAGGAATCTTACTTAAAATTCTTGCCATCTTTATTTACCTTTTTTAGCATTAATGGCTTTCATTAATGCGGTATAATCCTTTGTTAAAGCTTTTTCAACCGAAGGATCTAAATTTTCTATTTGAACTGGACGACCATCTATATCTGTTTTTGGTATTGCTACTACTGGACTAGATGACATCGTCGACATATTTCTCATTGAAGGCCATTCATCATAATCATTATGATTCATTTGAACTGGATTATATTCTTCTTCTAAAATACCATGAAATTCTTTATTAGAGAATCCTGAATTAGCAGTCTCATTTAAAATTTCATTAAGTAACGGATTACTAGAAAACAATTCCTTTTTAGTATTAGGTACTGGTTTTTTCGCTGTATTTAATGTTGGTTGAGCTTGACGCTGTGGTGCTTGAGTTGTTTTTGACGAAACTTTATCTAAGCTTTCATAAAGATAGTTCATTTCAGAGTGAACGGCTGCTTGAACTTCTTCTTTAATAATTTGTCTTAATTGCTTAAAGAATTTACTTGTATCCATATTGATTCTTTATTATAATTATCTATCTAAGTAAAGATTACTGTAGTTTTACTTTCGTAGATTTATGAAAGCCCGAATTAAGCAATGTTTGAGCTGTAGATATAACTGGTGTACTTGTGCTAGGGGCGTTAGTTACTTTATCTATTGCAGTTAATGCAATAAGTATTTGAGTTAAAATATTATCTAAGGGTTCTCCATTGACTGCTGAATATGCTGCCGGAAATCCTAAATTAATTGTAGATGCTTCTAAAGTAATATCGTTAGATGATTCTAAAACTATACCACCTTTACTAGATATTGATATTCCATTTTTAGATGATAGCGCTATTTCTTTTTCTTTAGCATTTAATACTATTCTATCTGAACTCATTACAATTTGTTTTCCGGATAAATTTGTGCTAAATGTACCTATTTTAATATTAGTAGTTCCTAATGGACCTGCCAATACTAAAGATATTCTTTGGGTTGAGGTTAAGTAAATAGATGAATCATCTTCATTAATATCTTCAATTCTAAATCCTTTATCTTTAGTTGATGTATTTTTTTTAGTGTTAGATATAATTAGTATAGGATCTCCAGGATCTCCTAATGTCCAAGTTGGTTGTTTTGTTACTCTTGATGTATTATTTATTGTTGAACTTAATCTAACTGAATTACCACTTCTCCCTTCTATTACTACATCACCTTCAAATAATTGTAAAGCATTTTGACTATCTAATAATTTAAATGTTTTTGTTGCCCTTTCTGGAGTAGAAATATTAGGGGAGGTGGCTACTCCTCTTGACGAATTTTGATAACTAACATTATTTGGTCGAGTAATTTCGCTAGAAGTAGGTATTCCATTATAATTAATACTTGATTGAATATTTACAGTTGATAAATAATAGTTAGTACCTTCTTTACGGAAATTACCTGCAAATGCTGAAGCTGCTGTTACTATTAATACTATTTCTCCAGGAACAGGAATAGTCCTTATATGAGTATCTAAAGGTATTGCGGTGCTAGCATTTGCATCGCTACTGCCAGGACGACTTAAATACTTAAATCTGATAGTATAATAATTGTGTATAGTATCTACTAGAAATACTTCTATTACTTCAGCTGATTCAAACATTATTTAATGGTTTTAGATAAAGATTCTTCTATATCTTTATTGATTTGTGTTATTCCTTTTAAATCGCTTTGAATTTGTTTTAATTCATCTGGAGATAAAATCCAATCTGCAGGCTGGTCTGCTTTTTGTTTAGCGTCAGTCGCTAACAGTCGTTGAACGACGGAAGTCATTTTAATTAACTGCTCGTCGTTCTTAACTCCTACATCTAAATATTCTTTTATAAGCGGAACTACAACTGCTGCATCATTAATATTTTTTACTAATGGTGATAGTTGCTGAATTAAATTATCTATCTGCTTATTTTTTTCTTTTTGATTTCCATGAATTTCTTTAAATACATCTGCTAAAGAAACGTTACCATAGATTGAATCATTTATATTTGCCATAATTATCTTTTAAATAATTATCTCTTAGTCTTAGTCTTTTGTATTCTAATTAATTCTTGAACTTTATATGGATCTAATCTTATCGAATCATATATTTGATAATTCTTATATAAGATAGCATATATAATCTTAATATTATTGACTGTTTTAGTTATTATTTGAGTCTTTAATCCGGTCCTTTCTCTTATTAAAATATATAAAGCCTTCTTATTAAAATTTTCTATATTATCTCTTGTTCTAAATAACTCTAATACTGAATCTGCTACCATCATTTCTTTTTGTGATTCAAATAAAATAGGTAAATTTGCATCTACGAAAGTTATAAATGCCTCAACAAAGTTATG